TCAACAGGCAGAAATTGCGGGAGGGGCGGAGCGGGGTACGCAGGCGCGTATTTCAAAACCGCCTAAATCGCCTGCGTTTAATCTTGTTGCTTCGGGAAGTTATTAGGGATTGTGTTTATGGAATGGGAAAAAAGAATAACCGAAGCAAAATATACCGCGCCGTCCGGAAAGGAAGTATCGTTTCTATTCGGCAGTGTTTCTAAAGAAACGGATTTAAAAACAGGGCTTTTTACTTTTCCCGATAAAGATGGCGCGCACGTGCAACATCAGGGCGCCGGTGCAACGAGTTTTCCGCTTACCTGTATTTTTAACGGTTCCGATTGTATGGAACAGGCTGATAGTTTTGAAGCACTGTTGTTTGAACGAGGTGTTGGAGAATTACAGCATCCGGTATACGGTATTCATAAAGTAGTGCCGCACGGAAAAATAAAACGAGTTGATGACTTGCTTTCCGGTCTCAATGAATCGGTTGTTGAAGTTACGTTTGTAAAAATTATTACCGATGATGTCATTCCAAAACTTGAAACGGTTGCGGCTGCAGAAATTGAAGAAAAGTATGAAGCGTTTTCGGATGCTGCGTGTGAAGATTTTGCGCGCGGTATTTCCGCCGGTACGATTGATGATGAGCTACGGGAAAAGTCGGTTTTAAATACGCAAACAGAGCAGATAAAAAGCACAATGGAACCGCTGATAAGCTCACATGCCGGAAGTTATGGCGATTTTTTAACAACCGTTGCAGAATTAAAAAATGCGGTTAATACAATGTTTGATAAGAGTTCAAGCGCCATTAACAAAGGACTTAATACCGCGCGCTTTACCTTGAATTTAATGCGCTATCCATCGCGGGTGGTAATCAATGTTTCAGAAAAAATAAAAGGATATTCAGCGTTAATTGCTAAGCTGATAAATCAGTTTAAGCATGATCCATTCGGTACACGTAATATTGCAAATGCTATTATGACAGCCCGCTTATCGCTAAGCGCTGCGGCTGCTTCCGTTGCTTCCGGTGTTGCGCTACAGATTGCCGAAGGTTCAGCGCAAAAGGACACGGCCGCTATTCAGGTGTCGCGGGAGGAGGCGATATATGCCGCGGAAGCTATTATCAATCTTTTTGAGTTGATAAAAAATTTTGATGATACGAAGGTTAAATCGAATGTGTTTGTTGATGTAAATAACGAAACTGCTTTTTTATTATCCGATGTTGTTTATAAAAGTGCAGCGCTTATTATCAATAGTTCGTTTGCGCTTCCGATGCGCCGTACTATTGTGCTTGACCGAGATCGGCAGCTTATAGAATTGAGCGCCGAGCTGTATGGTTCCGTTGATTATATGGATGAGCTTATTTTTGAAAACAAGCTCACGGCTGATGAAATTATTTTATTGCCGATGGGCAAGGAGATTACCTATTATGTCAAAAGTGCATAAGGTGGTTTCAGGCGATACGCTTGGTGCAATCGCAATAAAATATTTAGGATCGTTCAATAAATGGCATGATATTGTATTGGCTAATCCGCAGCTTACGGGTAGAAAAACGGCTATAGACGGGTCTCCGCTCATTTTTCCCGGTGATATATTGGTTGTCCCTGTAAAAGAAAAAATGCCGGGAGGCGTTACAACAACGGTTGAGGTTGCTGATGGCGAACAGGATGTTGCGATTGTTATTGGAGGCAAAAAGTTCGTTGGTTTTACCGGCTATGAATTAAATTTGTCGTTTGACTCACTTGACACCTTTTCTTTTTCTGCGCCGTATGATAATTCCTTGAAAGATTTGCAGGAAGCGATTGAGCCGTTTAGTTTTAAATCATGTGAGATTTATTATCAGGGTTCGCTTGTCTTTAACGGCAGGCTCTTAACGCCTGATCCGAAGTTAGAAGATGTTTCGTCAGAAATAACGCTGCAGGGTTATCCTTTGTGCGGCGTATTGAACGATTGTAATGTACCTCCTGCAAAATATCCGGCGCAATATAAAGGACTGACGGTGAAACAGATTGCCGACGAATTAGCGCAAGCGTATAGCGTTGAAGTCGGAATACAAGGAAATCCAGGAGCTTCTTTTGAAAAGGTTACTTGTGAACCGTCAGAAAGTATCTTGTCATTTTTAACGAAACTCTTAAAACAACGTGATTTGCTTTTTACCAATGATGAAAAAGGAAATTTGCTTTTCTTTACTGCAAAAGAACAAAAAGCTGCTATATCGTTTATTGAAGGGGAAGCACCGCTTTTATCAATAACACCGAAGTTTAATGCGCAAAACTTTTATAGTCATCTTACCGGCTTTACTAAAACTGATAAAGAAAATGACAGTCTTTCGTACACGTTTAAAAATAAGTATTTAATCAATAAGGGGGTTATGCGTTATAAATCAATGATAATTGACGATGTAAAAACGCAGAGCGATTTAGAAAAAGCAGTAAATACGCAAGCTGGAAAGATGTTTGCCGATTGTGTTTCGTATGAATTAACTTGTGAAGGACATATTTTAATCGATAATCGGTTGTGTAAAAAAGGATTGTGCGTTTGCGTCAAGGCGCCGAAGGCGATGATACGCCGGGAAACAAATTTTATCGCACGTAATATAAAAATGATACGAACCGGAGATCAAAAAACAACGCAGCTCTCTTTAGTCTTGCCCGGCTCTTATACCGGAAAAATTCCGGAGGTGATGCCGTGGGAGTAATCGGCAAGATGCTAAAGGCGGTCAGCAATACGTTTACCGCTCTTACTGTCGAAACGCGGAAGGGTTTTAGCGAAGAGCCGCTTTTATATTCTGCGGCCGGTGATGATTCTGTTCCATGTAAAGACGATAGGGTTTTGTTGGTACAGGCTGGCGGTACCGGTGAACGGGTGGTTGCTGGTGTTTTAAATAAATCACAGGGCGCAAAGAGCGGGGAAAGAATTCTATTTGCCCGTGATAACAATGGAAAAATTGTTGCAACAATCAAAATGCTTAATTCCGGCAATATCGAAATTGAAACAGACGGCGATTGTAAGATAAAAACGAAAGGGAATGTAGAGATCAACGGTAGTGATTACGGCGGGCTTATTAAAATTGAAGAACTGAAAATGCAGCTCCAAAAAAATACGGCAATTCTTAACGGACTGCTCGGAGTGTTGAAGGCGCCTGTTACAGAACCGGGAAACGGTAGCCCGTCTGTATTTCAGGCAGCGCTGCTGGGTGCAATTGGAACAATGCAAACGGGGGATTTTTCAAATATTGAAAATAAGAAAGTGGTACACGGGGGCGGTTAGTGAGCGATTTTGCAGGCGACGTTCTTTTGATTGAAACGCCGGACGGCGGCGATATTGTGCTTGAAAGCGGTCTTGTAAAACCGTGCAAAGACTTTTCAACAGCTGTCTATTTATCTCTTTTCGGCGGTAATAAAGACGATGCCGGTACGGTTAAAAACCGGCATGCGTGGTGGGCTAATACGCTTAAAGAAACACCGGAAAGTGAAAAGATGGTTTCGCGGTTTCAGGCGGTGATTGCTGGGTTGCCTTTGAGCGTTAAAAATATACGGAAAGCAGAAACGGCGGCCGTGCTTGATTTGGAATGGTTAAAGAGCGATGGTGTGGCGGATGAAATCATTGCCGATGGAAAAACAAAAGGAAAGAATACATTTGTGTTAGGCATTGAAGTAAAGAGTAAAGGGCAACAGCTCTATCAAAAAGAGTTTGCCTTGTTGTGGGGGCATGGAATAGATGGCGTATAAGAACAAAACGATTGAAGAAGTACAGCAGCTTTTAATCCGCTCTTTTGAGCATGAATTTAATACGCAACTACGGATTCTGCCTAAATCTTTTATTAAGATTTTATGTAAAGTGTTCGCAGGTGTTTTTATCATTGTATATAAATTAGTCGGTTGGTATTTTTTACAAATGTTTCCGGAAACAGCTGATTGGAAAGAAGTTACGATTTTAGGAGTACGGCTCAGGCCGCTTGTTAAGTTAGGCGTTTTGTTCGGTGTCGGTGAGCCGCTGGCGGGTGTGCAGTGGCGGGGTATAATAACTATTGATGTTTTAACGCATGGAAGTGTTCTGTATTCCGGTACACAGTTAAAAAGCAGTGTAACAGGAAAGCTCTATATAGTGGAAGAAACAAAAACCCTATTGCAGACAAAAGAAAACGTTTCAATTGTTTGCACAGAAATAGGGACGGTTGGAAATCTTGAACAAAATGATACGCTTAATTTTGTTAATCCGTATGGTTTTATAGAGACGGAAGCGGTTGTTTTGGATGTTGCAAGAGTCGGGTTGGATAACGAACTTGAATCAAGTTATCGCAACAGAGTTATTAACCGATTTCGGTTACAGCCGCAAGGCGGCGCGTTAGCGGATTACCGGATTTGGGCGTCTGAAGTTCCGGGTGTATTGAATGTATATCCATACAATGATAAAGAGCAGCCGGGCGGGGTGCTGCTTTATGTATCCGGTATTTCTGATGTATATGTCGATCGTGTTCCTGATAAAGGCTTATTAAAAAAAGTCGGGGAGGCATGTACGTATGATCCTGAAACAGGCAGGGCGACACGGAAACCTTTAACGGCAATGCTTGATCCGAAAAACGACGGTTCGTATTCAAATGTAAAACCGATTACCGTTGCTGTTTTTGATATTGTAATTACCGGCGTATCAGGAATTGTCCCTGCCGATTTTGCGCAAGTAGTGAAACCAGCATTACAAAATTATTTTTTAGATAGAGACCTGTACATACGAGGTCTTTCCGATGATAACAATCGGACAAATGTTGTTTCAAAAAATCATGTTATAACGGTTATCAATCAAATAGCGGTATCTATCAAGGCGATATTTGAAACCGCGGAGATACGGAAAGATGGAAAGGTTGCGCCGTTGTATACTCTTGATAACGGTGAATTAGCAAGGCTTGGCGCTTTAGCGATAGATGGGGTGCAGTATTGAGCGTTTTTTTTGATGCGATAAAATTGTTGTTTCCTCGATCGAGAGCTTTTAATTTTACAATAGACAGTGATAAGCGAAAGTTAATAAAAGCGATTGCTGTTTTGCCGGAAGATATACGGCATGAGATGGAACAGGTATATTTTGACATGTTTCCCGAAACAAGCCGTTGTATTGATGATTGGGAAAAGGTTTTTGCTGTTGTTTTCTCAAGTAAAGAATTGGAAAAACAGCGGAATGTTCTTGCTGCTTTGTGGCGGATAAATAAGGGCGGACAATCTGCGGTATTTCTCGAAAGTATGTTAAGGAATATCGATGCAGATATTTTAGTTGTTGAAAATACGCCGGTAAGCAATCCGCGCCAGAGGAGTGTTGCGAATGTTGCCGTATGTGGAAACAAAACATTGTGCTGTAAAAATGTGAAGGCTGTATGCGGCTATAGAATTGGAGATGAAGGTTTTTCACCTACAGTTTTACGGAATGATGTTTCTGAGTTATATTCGATTAAAAATGACCCGCGGTTTTGGGTATATTGCTACTTTGTTTGTAAAAGTGTTGTTCGTAATAACAAAAATGAAATTCTTTATATTGAAAAATTGCAGATAAAAAAAGAATTTAGAAATTATATAGAATATTTAATTTTAAAAATAAAGCCGGTGCATACGGTCGCGGTAATGTTTATAGAATGGATATAGATAAGAATCGGTATAAAGTAACGGTGGAGGTTTGAATGATAAAGATTGATCGAAATTATACGGACTATCGGGATGATACTGATCCGAAATATCCTGGTGGAAAAGCTGTTAATGCCACAACAGCCGAAGGCACTGATGGAACGCCTTTGTTGGCTGATTGGATGAACGATATTAACGGCGCCCTGCAGGCTCTTTTTTTAGAGGCGTTCGGCGATATAAACAAAGTTTCCGGAAAACCTGATAATGTACAGGAATCGGATGTATTAAAGGCGATTAAGAAAATTACGCAGGAGTATACTGATAAAACAAATAACGCTGAATCGCAAGCAAGAACACAGGGGGATGCTAGCACGTTGCGCGAGGCGAAGCGTTATTCCAATGAATTGTTAGCTAAAATCTTTCAAAACGGCTATATTCAATGGCCGGGGATGCCGACCCCTGATACCCTTTTTACCTTTGAGGGATACCGCTGGGCGGAAGTAAACTATGACGGCTGTTTTTTCCGAGCGAAAGGGAAAGGCGCCCATCCGTTTGGTGGAGAAGAACAGAGCGATGCTATTAGGAATATAAAGGGATTTCTCGGCATTGAGGGAACCCTTAATTTTTCAGCTCCTTTTTATAAGGAGACTCCTGCGCGCCAGAAAGTTGACACATGGCAAGATTACTCTGAAGCGTATAAGAGAGACGAAATGGGATTTGATGCAAGTCTCGTAGTGCCAACCGCCGAAGAAAACCGTCCCCGCAATAGAACGTTTATCATTTGGAAGCTTGAGAAAATAGAGGAGTAAAAAGCTATGGAGTATATCGAAATCAAAGACAATATCATCATCGGGCATTACTGCGGAGCAGTGCCGAAAAAGAAAAATCCTGAAATTGAATATCGGATTATTGAAAATTGTGCAGTCAACATAGGCGACGACATCCGTATGTACACGGACTTACAGGCAGGAACTAAAAAGCCGCTTACGCAATTAGTAGCGGAAAACCTTATCGCATTGCCGGAAGGGAAAAAGCTCAATGAAGCAGGTACGGATTTTGTCGATATGAGTAAAGCCGAAAAGGTTGCAGCCGGTATTATTCAACTCAAGGTCGATGAGAAAATCGATGGTGATTACATTGTCAAAAAGACTGAAGAAGAGCAGTACGATGAAGGTCTTATCAGCAAGGAAGAGTATAACGCATACATCGACCGGCAGCGGGAAGCCGCATACAAACAAGAAGCCGACCCGCTTGGGTTACAGGTTCAGCGTGGAGACATAGATAGCGATGTATGGCTTACAAAGATAGCGGAAATAAAGCAGCGCTATCCAAAGGTGGAGTAATAGATGACAACAGAAACACTCCAGCATAGAGAATTGATCATTATAGGTTTAAGCATCTTAGGCTTTATTTTGATGATGATACGGGGCGGTAAGCTCTCTCTCTTCGGGCAGACGGTAGAAGTACCAATCGGGAACAAAAAACAGACCGTAGACACAATCGGGCTCATGTATCTGATGAAAGACGCTTGCGAGCGGATAGAAATGCTCCGCAAAGAACGCGCTGAAGATATATTGCCGGATATATCTTACCTTTTAACCGGTATTAGCAATCTTTCTTGTTGTATGTATCGAGCGGAGGCAATCCTCAATAAGCGGTTATACAAAAACGGGTTTGAAGATCTAACCGTGCAAACTGTTACCGGCTATATTGAACAACTCAGCATTGAACTATACAGCCACTTGCAGCGCGAGCTACTGAGAGCTGACTTATGCGCAGCTACCGCGCCTGAACCGATAGACAAAAACAAAACGGATGCGATTGCAAAAGAGTTCACCCGCCGCGCGGCAGCAATTTACCTCCGCGAGGTAAAGAGTAAGGCGATGATGTATGAATCATACCAGCCGCTTTTTGAAAAGCTCGGCGACAGTATCCGTGTCGAGTTTTGCAAAGGGAAGCGAGAGAAAAAGACGCAACAGGCAGCGCAACTATTTGAAGTGTTAGAAGAATTAAATACATAAGGGAGATAATAAAATATGACATTAGCCGAATTTGTAGAAAAATACAACGGCAAAAAGATTGACTATGACGGGCATTACGGAGCGCAGTGCGTTGACGTATTCCGCCAATACTGCAAAGACGTGTTAGCAATCCCGCATACTGGCGGAGTAGTTGGAGCGGCGGAGCTTTTTACAAAGTATGAAGCGATGCCGCTTGAGCAAAAGTATTTTAACAAATTGGTATACGCAGGAGGGAAACCGGAAGCGGGCGATGTTGTTATTTTCGCACCAACGGAAAGCAACAAATACGGACACGTTGCAATCGTCCTTGATGCAAGTTCGGAAGCAATCGCCGTCTTTGAACAAGACGGGTTTGCACAAGATGGAGCGCATGTCGGTTCATGGTCGTATCGCAGAGTATTAGGGTTTTTAAGGAAGCGGTAAATGAGTAATCAACAATACGATTCTACGAAAGACACATTACTGCACATAAAATGTGTCAATGCCTTACTATTACAGTTTATACAAGAGCTGATAAATAGGGCGATAACACATGATGAATCTAAATTACATGAACCTGAAAAACCGCTCTTTGATACAATGACACCGCGATTAAAAACTTTAACGTATGGGAGTGAAGCCTATAAACAATCGTTAGCATATCTAAAACCTGCATTAGATCATCATTATGCTCATAACAGCCATCACCCTGAGCATTATGAAAATGGAATCAATGACTTTACACTTGCCGATTTAGTTGAAATGTTTTTTGACTGGAAAGCGGCAAGTGAACGGCACGATGACGGCGATATTTTAAAATCTATCGAAATCAATAAAACTCGCTTCGGATTATCGGATCAGCTATGTAAGATTTTCGAGAACACGGAGCGGTTGTTGTCGACAAAAGACAGGCTAAATCAAAAGGGAAACGCATGAATGAAAAGAACATTTTTATTGTATGCCTTAGCTGTTTGTTGCTGTTTACCCTTGCCGGTTGCTGCACAAGAGCGGCAGTATACAATCACGGAGACGGAGCTTATCGAGTTAGAGCGCATATCGGAGAGCTTAGCGATCAGCAAACAGAATCAGCAATTTCAAGCGAACAGCTTAACGGAACGGTTGAGGGCGCAAGAGAGACAAGCGAAAACCTTAGCGGTGAGCTTACAACAAGCAGAACAGAAAGCGAACAGCTTAACGGAACGGTTGAGGGCACAAGAGAGACAAGCGAAAACCTTAGCAGTGAGCTTACAACAAGCAGAGCAGAAAGCGAAAGCCTTGAACAGTCAATTACAAATGGAGCGAGCGAGCTTGAAAGACTTGCGAACATCCTACAACAAATCCGAGCAAGAGGCAGCCGCAACAATAGCGGAAAAGCAAGCCCTAATTGACGAACAAAAAGATAAACTACACCGGCGGATGATTGCCGTTATAATACTTTCAACCGTTCTTGCAGGATTTATCGTTTTTGCAATCGTAAAATTAAAAAGATTTTTTCCCTTTTTACCGTAAAAACACACCGGCAGAATGACTATAAGAGTGTAACGCGCAGATGCTGCGAGGCGCGTAATAAAATAAACAGCGCTCACAATCGGCGGGCAACGCCGTAAAACGATGCGTAATGTGAAGAATAGAAAAGAGGAGCTGTATGAAGCGAGAATTTTTAGAAGGGTTGAAACTTGAAGCGACTGTCATTGACCAGATTATGGCAGAAAACGGCAAGGACATAGAGCGAGAAAAACAAAAGACGCTCACCGCGCAAGAAGCGGCAAAGGAAACGGAGGTGCAGCTTAAAAAGGCAAATGAAACGCTTGAGGGCTTTAAAGATTACGAGCAAACGAAAGCCGATGTTGAAAAGTACAAAGCGGAGGCTGAAACGGCAAAAAAGGAAGCGGCGGCAAAAATCGCAAGCCTTGAACGCTCTGCACAGGTCAAGGATTTTTTAAGCGGTAAAAAGTTTGTCAACGACATTACTCGCGACGCTCTTGCTGCAAAGCTCACCGAGCAGCTCGGCAGTGAAGAGGCTAAGGGAAAATCGCTTGACGATTTATTCACCGCCCTTACCAAAGATAAAAAGAATATCCTTGCCGACGATACCGCCCCTACGCCGCCGGTGCAGGGCAGTATGAAAGGCACCTCGCACGCAGCCGACGAGCGAGCAGCTGCGCGGGCAGTAATGGGTTTACCGCCTGAAAAAGACTAACAAGTAAGGAGAAAAAACGAAGATGGCTAATACTATTTTAACCTTTAAGAAGTACATCGATCAACTTGACGATGTGTATAAACTTGCGTCTAAAACAGCTGTTTTAGAAACACCCCCCGCGCTGATAACGCAGGGAGCAAACGCCGGAGAGTTTGTCATTCCCAAATTGGACATGGACGGGCTCGGCGACTATAGCCGTAATGATGGGTATGTATCGGGCGGCGTTGATCTAAAAAACGAAACGGTCAAATGCGATTTTGACCGCGGGCGACGTTTTACCGTTGACGCAATGGATAACGAGGAAACAGCAGGCGTCGCCTTTGGGCGCCTTGCCTCCGAGTTTATCCGTACCAAGGTTACGCCTGAACTCGATGCGTATCGGTTTGCGAAATACGCACTCAAGGCAGGGGCAAAGAAAGCCGCCGCGCTTGCCGATGGAGCGGCAGTGATGCAAGCAATCACCGAGGCAATCGGGACGCTCGATGATGCGGAAGTGCCGGAAGAAGGTCGCTTTTTGTTCCTTACCCCCGCGCATTTCAACGCGCTCCATTCTCTTGACACCACCAAATCAAGAGAGCTGTTAGCGACATTTGAAAGCCGTATCATCAAAGTTCCGCAAGCGCGATTCTACACGGCGATTGACCAGCTTAACGGCAAGGGTAGCGGCGAGGAACAAGGCGGGTATAAAAAGAACGCCGGCGCAAAGGATGTCAACTTTATGATTATTCATAAAAGCGCCCTTATCCAGTTTTCAAAGCATGTCGTTGTAAGTATTTTCAGACCGGAAGAAAATCAGCTTGCCGACGGCTGGGCGTTCAATTACCGTTCATACGGTATTGCTGACGTGTACGAAAACAAGAAAAACGGTATCTACCTGCATACGGCAGCGTAGTAGGATAGAGGGGGGGGGGGGGGGAGGCCCCCCCTCCCCCTATAAAATAAAAAAAAAATTTTAAGAGGGAAAAAAAA